ACCGACGTAGCCCCACTGTTCGTCCATTTCAGCGCAGACAATCACATCACTGCCCGGTTGTATGCGCGAGGTTACCGACTGCGGCCTGAGTTTTTTAAGTGACGTAAAACCGTGTTGAGGCCAACGCCCATAATGCGTGCACTGGCGCGACATCCGACGCCATTCATGGCCATATCAATGATTTTCTGGTGCGTACCGGGCTGAGAGGCGGTGTAAGTGAACTGTAGTTGCCATGTTTTACGGCAATGAGAGCAGAGATAGCGCTGATGTCCGGCAGTGCTTTTGCCGTTACGCACCACGCCTTCAGTAGCGGAGCAGGAAGGACATCTGATGGAAATGGAAGCCACGCAAGCACCTTAAAATCACCATCATACACTAAATCAGTAAGTTGGCAGCATTACCAACCCCCATTTAAAAAAATTAACCCACGGGTTATTTATCTCAGCCTTTTCAGGATGCCCGGGAGAATAATAAACATTAACTTTATCGCCTTCGCTGTCTTCATAAAAATCGCTGCCGATACTCGAATTGAAAATTAGCGTGTAATCTGGCGTCGGTCGAAAGGCAACGACGGGATACCACGAACCATCTTTACCCGTGCGATGAGAATGACTGGAGTGCCAGACGGTATCAACAATGACGCCTTCGGTATGAATCGCGTCTTTGCTATAGGTGAACTGGTTATAAAAGACAACAACAGAAATGAGGATCAGTACCAGACCGATACCGAGGAATATACGAAAGAAAACTTTACTGTCCTGACTCATTAGCCACATCCTTGCTAACTAAAAAACGGGCGGTAATACCACCGCCCGCTTGCTGAATTAACGTCCTGCTTTCAGCTTCTGATAATACTCTTCATAAATGCTGCTGGCTGCGCCAACGTCATTCTGCCATTCGCCATTTTTAATGGTTTCAGCATCCGGGTAGAGTGTTTTATCGTTCGCCACTTCTGGACTTAACAGCTTACGCGCCGCAAGGTTTGGCGTTGGATAACCGATAGTTTCAGCAACCTGTTTTGCCACATCCGGGCGCAGCAGGAAGTTGATCAATTTCAGCGCGCCTTCTTTGTTTTTGGCATTTGCCGGGATCGCCAGGCTGTCCATCCAGAAAATGCCGCCTTCTTTCGGCCACACCACGTCAATTGGCGTACCCGCCTGGCGTGCAACGAAAGCAGAACCGTTCCAGATCATGCCGAGGTTAACTTCGCCTTCCATGTACGGGTTCGCCGGGTTATCGGAGTTAAAGGCTGCCACGTTTGGCATCAGTTTTTTCAGCTCGTTATATGCAGCTTCAATCTCTTTCGGATCGGTGGTGTTACCGGAGTAGCCCAGCTTACGCAGCGCCATCTGGAACACTTCACGGGCATCGTCGGTCAACAGCAGGCTGCCTTTGTACTCTGGCTTCCACAGATCGGCCCAGCTGGTGACAGATTTCGGATCCACCGCATCACCGTTAACACCAATCGCCGTCGCACCCCAGATATACGGAATGGAGTAGTCGTTATTCGGGTCAAAAGGCTTGTTGAGCATGTCTGGATCGAGATTGCTGAAGTTTGTTAACTTCGACTTGTCGATCTTCTGGATCATCCCTTCTTTACGCATTTTATCAACGTAATAGGTTGAAGGAACCACCAGATCATAGGCACCGTCTTTGTATGTTTTCAGCTTGGCGTACATGGTTTCGTTCGACTCGTAAGTCGAATAGATAACCTTAATACCGGTTTCTTTGGTGAACTGTTCAAGCAGTCCTGGCGGCACGTACTCGGTCCAGTTGTAGAAATACAGCGTGTTGTTGTCATCGGCGTGAGCGGCGCTCATGCCCAGTGCCAGAGCCCCCGCCGCGAGCAGGTGGCGTGACCATTTTTTCATTTAACGTCCCCTGTGTTACCTTTCGTTTTATCACGAGCAATAAGCTGGCTGGCAATAACCATCACCAGCGACAGCACCAGTAATATGGTTGCCAGCGCGTTAACTTCCGGCGATACGCCGACTTTGACCATCGAATAAATTTTTAACGGCAGAATTTCATAACTTGGTCCGGTGACGAACGAAGAAACTACCACATCGTCCATCGACAGGGTAAAGCTTAACACCCAGCCCGCCGCCACCGCTGGCATTGCCAGTGGCAGAATGATTTTTCGCAGAATGGTAAATTCGCTGGCACCGAGATCTTTCGCCGCTTCCAGCATTCGCACGTCAAAACCTTTCAGGCGCGAATACACCGTCACCACCACAAATGGCAGGCAGAAGGTGATATGCGAGAACAGCAGCGACCAGAAGCCAAGCTGAATACCCAGCAGCATAAACAGCACCAGCAGCGAAATCGCCATCACGATATCTGGTGACATCATCACCACAAACAGCATTCCGCTAACGAACGGCTTACCACGAAAGCGATAACGGTACAGCGCAACTGCCGTCAGTGAACCGATAAGCGTAGCAAACGTCGCCGAAAACACCGCCATTGTTAGTGAATGCTGCGCTGCCTGTAACAGGCTGTCGTTGTTCATCAGCAGGCTATACCATTTGGTGGTAAAACCCTGCCAGTTGATGCCAAAGCGCGAGCTGTTAAAGGAGTTCACAATCAAAATAATGATTGGGATATACAGGTACGCGTAGATAGCGGTCATAAAACCGCCGCGAAGCAGTCGACCGATCATTCGAGTTCCACCTTCTTATTCATAAGGTGGAGCACTTTCAGGATTTTGAATTTATTCAATTTTTTCCTTTCTCCAAAATCTCTCCAAAACTTTTCCCCAAAACAAGGCCACGCATTTTACAACACTTTTTTCCTGAGATGGTGACGGATATTCCATATGGTGTTTGTCAAATAACCAACTTAACCCATTCCTGACCTCGAGTATCGTTATAGCGATCGGTGGTAGCCTGGACTTTATGTCCCAGTAATGTTTTTGTATCGACACCCTGTGCGCGGTACAACCGTTCTGACAGGGAGCGTTGTTCATGAAATGTTGGCGGTGTTTTTCCTGCTGGTGGAATTATTCCAGCCAGATCTCGCGCTTTGGCGAAGTAATCGCTCAGGTTGTCTTTACTCATCGGTTTTGGTTGTTTCTGGTGCCTACTATGGATTAGGTATGGACTCAACATTCTGTCCCTGCATCCATCAATAACTTCTTTTAACGATACCCCAATTTCATCGCATCGTAGCGTAAGAGGTAAGGCCAGACGCATTCCGGTTTTTCCTTGGGTTATATGTAGATGTCCATTCCATACATCTGAAAAACGCATGTGGCAAATGTCATCACGGCGCTGACCAGTAACAATCGCAAGAAGCATTGCGTTACGGATAAAGTGTTTTTCTGGCGTTGCATTATAAATTTTTTGCCAGTCTTCCAGGGTGAGTCTGGATCTGGTCACTTTAGGGATCGGTTTACGGGTAGCCTCCGGAGGATTCCATCCAGGAGGAACTTCTCCCGCATGCTGTGCTTCTTTATAAATATCAACCCATAATCCGCGATTTACTCTTGCTGTGCTGACCATGTCTTTATCCATCCACTCGTCCAGTATTAATGCAAAGTCTCTTACCTCCAGTTCTTTCAATGGGTGGTTTCCCAGGCGGGAAACCAGGTATGCAGCCATTCGCACTTTTTCTTTGTGGGTTGTAGCTGCAATGTCTCCATTTTTCAGTCGCGAATCCTGTATTTTCAGATATCGATCAACCCATGCCTTTAATCTGATACCCCGACGTTTTGTTGCTGATGGACTTTCATCAATTTTGCGCATGAAATATTCTGCTTCTGCTGCAGCTATTCGCTGATTGGCTGTTGCAGCGATTTTTTCTGCCTTGACTTTGTCTGTCCCAAGTCCGTGAAATTTTCCAGTCACAGGATTTTTATACTGGTAGTAAACCTTGCCAGTTCTGCGATCAAACTTTTCGTAAAGAGCTGCTACGTCAGTACTGTTTTTTCGTGGCCTCGGTGACATGGGTTAAAATCTCCTTCAGTGCGTCATCATCGCCAGTATGAATTTCCGGCGCAATTCCAGCTTCACCCGGTCCAACAAAGACTGCGCGGCGATCTATTAGCCAGCGACCACGAATTTTTTGTGGTCTTGGTACGATGTATCCAAGTTTTCCGTATTTCACCAGGGTAGTGTTTGTTATTGGGAGACTGAACCGCTTAGGTTTCCACTCGTCGAGCGTAATCAGGTACTGTTCGCTCATGACCATCACTCCGGAACGCGCCAGTTGCAGAATACCAACTACAACCGGCGACGGTTGAACATTAAAAATCAGCCTGACTCGGGATCAGTTTTTGCCAGATAACTGAAACGTATTTTGCCTGGTAACGGGCGTCATCAAGTGCATTATGGCGCTCACCTTCGAATGGAATAGCCGTTCTGGCATCGAAGTCTATGGCTTTCCCCAGCTCAACGATTGTGCGTACATCGCGATCGTTGTAGTAACGCCACGGGCAGGGGATCCCCTGCCGTTCGTATGAACGGCGCAAAATCGTGTTTTCGAAGTTGGCTCCATTTCCCCAGACCTGAACAAAAAATTCACCGGAGTTTTCGTCGATAAATTCCCGCAATTGTAACAGTGCATCATCTAACGGGATTTCATCGGTCATAATGGCAGACTGCGCTTCACGTGATTGCTTCAGCCACCTTTTAATGACGTCACGATCAATGACTCCGCCAGCAGTTTCCAGATCGATAGTCTTACTAAATTCCGGTCCCATATCTCCGGTTTGCGGATCGAAAAATATTGCATCTATTGAGATAATCGGGGCATCAGGATTTTTGCCCATTGTTTCAAGGTCAATCATCAGATGGTGCCACAACCTGCTGGTGGATGTGCTTTTACGATGACCGTTCACCTTAATTAAGGGATTTGCTGTCTCGCCTATTTCATTATTGTCATTGGCATGTTGATCGCCTTCGGTGCACTCCTTGTTCGGGAGTCCGGCACTTTCTATTTCCTCTGGATCTTTTTCCCGGGCTTCATCCTGGCTTTCTTCGTTGAATGTCTCCTGGTAGGTTGCGTCACCCATCACTGCGCCACAATCAGGGCAGTTACCACCACCAGTCTGATTGCATGCGGTACAAACTTTTTCCTCTTCCTGTTGCACGACTGGTTCAGGTTGTTTCGTTTCTGGCTCGTTTTGTAACGCATTTGGGCTGTTTTGTTCCGCTTTCTGGTCGTTCTGTTCCGATTCTTGCTGGTTCTGGTTTACAGAATCGCGGGTTTCAATCCCCTTTACCCATTTCGGATCATTCGGGTCGCTAATCCCTGCAACAAATTCTCCGCGAGAGGCAGCAAGCAACTTATCGGCGTCAGGCTGGCTGATATTGGCTGCCTGCATAATTTTGTTTACTTCGTCAGCGGTAACTTTTACCTGTGACTTGTCATCCAGCGGCTGCGGGTCCTGATGATGTTCAACTGTATCCGCTGCCATTGTTTCAGCCGTTGCCTGTTCATCTGCCATTGCGCCAGATGGTTGCGGGTTATCTTCATCATTTTTTTCTTCTTCTGTTTTGCACTCAGCAGCCAGTCCGCCGTTAATTTCTTCCAGGATATCTTTTTCCGGTGTATGCCGGGCAGCCATGAGCGTTTCAGCTGTGGGATTCTCGTGATCAGTTTCTGTCAGGTTGGCATTGATATACCCCTGAAGGCGCCCCGGGTAGTGATAAAACTCAGGGTGGGCGCTTCGGATAAGTGCAAAAATAGCTGCGCGGGAATAGTCCAGGATACCAGGGGTTGCGCGAAGTGCTGCGGACCATTCCCTGAACGGACTTTCTTTTTTCAGGACGATTTCTTTTGCGCGACGATAAACGCTGCCCGGAATTTCATAAATATTAAAATCCATCGGAAGTGTGGCTGCTGCAATCTCCACATCCAGCGCATCGAAGGTGTGTACTAAATTCGGATTGCGATCGGTTTTGTTCCCGCCACCGGCATTTGCACCGGAAGCCGTACGGGTGATACGCGAAACACGATTTCCTTTCATCCACTCTTTTGTCAGCAGACCCCGATCAGTGTAATCAGCGTCCAGGTATGCCTCGAAAAAAGCAGTTATCAGTCCCAGGTCTGAATTACCGGGATTAGGGAAAACTTTGTCAGTGTCGCGTACCAGTTTGTGAAGGTCGCGAATCTCCAGCGGGTCGAGCAGCTTTGTTTTGTGAGAAATGGCCAGGGCAGTAACAGCCGGCAGTTCTTCCGCCCGTGCTATATGTAATGCCTGAAGTTCTTCCCGTGCAACGTGCGTTACTGGTTTTTCGCTGCTGTGTTGCGCAAGCCAGCGAATGGGCAGCTCCTGACCAGAAACCGGCAGGAGCATATTCTCCTCAATCTCCGTCATGTCTTCGCCGTTGACGTTGGTATTGTCAGTACTGGCTGGTTTCTCCTGCACGGAGGGAGAGGGCGCGATAAATACCATTGTAATGCCATCTTCCCCGCCTTTTTCGTATCGGTTGCAGAATTCGGTATCAAACACGCCTTCAGGTGGAAGGTCATTCACAACGGGTAAATGGACGCGAACGGGTTTTTTAAAGTCGTCTTCATCATAATCGTTGTCATCCATTGCGGTAATGCAGCGGGAGATGGCAACAGATAATTTTTTTGCTGTAGTCCAGTAAAAACCACCTTTAATTCCCAGACGTTTTCTGACTTTGTCATTTTTTGCTTCGCAATATAGCGCAAATTCTTCTTTATCAGTGCTCATTGATAAACCTCATTACAGATTTAAGGGTGAACAAATCCCTGCCATTGCTGGCATTTTTAATCCGTTGGTATGGTGTTAATATGGCTGGAGGGTTATCCAGCCGGTGTTTCGTTATTCAGGTACAGCGATACTTTTTTTACCGGGAGGCATTCACCAGAAATTTTTTGCTCGTCTCTTGCCTGGAGGCAGGATTCTTTACTGGCATAAATTCCGGTAATCACATTCTGTGATTCACCCGTTATAAGAAAAACCGTCATCATCAGTGCAAATGCTGAAGTCATTGACGCTCTCCGAAAATACCAAGTTCAAGAAGAGCAATTCGGGAAAGTATGGAATTATCATTGAGCAGATAAGGCTCATATTTCCTCATATTAATGGCATCTTCAGTAAACTCCCGGTTACTGAGCAGAACACCAATATCAAAACAACCTTCAGACGTATTAACGTTTGGTAATAACGTTTCCATTATCGCGTCCTCAACAATGAATTTTGTGATGCAGTGCCTGGTGCCTCCAGGTGACGTTAACCAGTTAACAATTAACGCCGGGTTAGTTGATGCTCGTTACGCCAGTAAAAGACCGCCTTACTGCTTTAACTGTTCCGCGTGCGCATAGCCGCATTCACCGCATCACAAAATTCACTTTAAAAAGGGTGGCAGAGCAGTCACGGAGTAGAACTGATGCCACCAAATACTACACATGGGTATTGTGGCGGGGCTGTCACTTAAGCGTATGGTCAACCTGACGACCCGGTGCATTTTCTGGAGCAATGGAGGAAGCCCCAGCCATACTTACCGCCGCGCCATTTCGCGGACTGCCACAACCGGAAGTGCACGGTCGAAGAAATTTAACGACAAGCTTTATATGCAAAGGAATCTCGCCGTGCGCTTTCGTGTTGTGTGCCTGCTTTTAACCACGTCAGGCGAGGTGGTTTCCGTCATTCCCCAATAACAGGAAATCTGTATAATCTGGATATCCCCAACAACAGGAAGGTGTTTTATATGGTGGTTCAAAAGAATTGTTCAGGTACTGGTAAGCCTGCGGACAGGGCGGACATTCCGAATACCAGGAAACATATACCTGAGAAAAACATTCGACCAAAACCATCTCCAGCTCCTTCAGAGGAGAGGGGGAACAGCAACAATCAAACAAGCAGGTGATGATATATGGACCGGGATGATATTCTTGACAGGGTTTTATATGGTTATTTTCTTGAACAACTATTCTCTGTAGCGACTGGTCGTCTCGATAAACTTTTCTCAGTGGTGAGTATTATCCTCGGTTCATCTGTCATTGGTGGATTTATTCCTGAAGTTTCTGGAGTTCTCATTGTTGTGATAGCAACCGTTCAAACGATTTACGGATTCGGACAAAAGTCAGGTAACGCAATGAGAAAATCCGCAGAATATCTGCAGCTTTATGATGATGCAGAAAAATATTCCGATTCGGAATTGAAAATGCAGTTAAAGCTCCTGGAAAAAACAGATGATAATATTTGGTCGTCGCTTAAAGATATCGCAATCTTAAAAACCCAGATCAAAATAGGAATCTCCGTAGAACAACAAGAGAAACTGTCTGCAAAATCCAAATTGATGCGATTCCTTTGTGGTTAGGAATACCCAGATTGTTAAAGAGCATGCCGAATGCTTACCCGTGTCCGGCGAACGTATTCCACTTCGCCTGTGGAGAACTCTTTAATTACTAACCTTCATCAGTCAGAGTTTCTTGCTAACCAGCGACGCGCGCCAGCTTCCGTTTTAAACGTTTTGCTTCTGGTATACGTCATCGCGGTAAACGTGCCGTCCAGGTTGGGGAATACTCCACATACCAGAGATTCGTTGTTGCCAAGCTCGATAGTATCCATGCTGACCTCATTTCCCCTTAACGCCGGGGTAGCGGAACTAAAAACCTGCTGCGCTGTTATACAAAGTGTTCCCGCCGTCATGTTCATACGCCTCGGGCTGGCTACTTAACCCCTGACCACTGCCGGGTAACTCGAAGTATTGCCCTGCATTCTGTGGGGAGGGTGGGTGATGAATAAACAATAGCACTGCTATTTTATTCTGTTAAATAGTAATGCTATTGTTTTTTGGAGGTAAGAAAAAAAAACCACCCGAAGGTGGTTGTTGGTAGGAATGATTAACAGCTTTTGTTTGGATACTGCCTTCGTGAGTGAACTACATTTACGATCTCGATGTTAGATGCTGTTACTCGGTAAAGTATTATGTAGTTAGGATGGGTCACTATCTCACGAAGGCCTAGAGCTCTTTCGCTTGGTGGATACAGGTAAGGGTGTTCAGTAAGTGACAAAACTGATGTTTCAATGCGTATTTTTAGTCTACGTGCAGCGGGAGGGTTTTCCTTGGCAATATAGGCTACGATCTGACGCAAATCATCACGCGCAGAAGGTAGCCATAAAATGGGCAGCATTACTCACTCCTGTTCGTCGAAGCTATTTGCGCAATAAGGTTTTCCATTTCAGCCATTACTTCGTCATGCGGAATTGCAGGACGGGGGTCTGCGAGGCTTGCTGCCACTTTGGTGCGTAACCATTCGTTATAGCTGTTTTCTTGTTCGATTGTTTCAAATTCTGAAATTATCGGGGAAAGGACTGTACTCATGTTCTAACCTCCTCAGATTAGGCGCGAAGACCTTTTTGCGCCTCTAGCCACCGCGCAACGGTTTCTTCAATTGATTCTTTTTTCTCCTTCATTTCCTTAAGCATTTTCTCTTTGTCTTCTTTTGGGAAAGCCCTGAACGTCTGGATCAAATCTCGCTCTATAGGTTCTATATTAAACGGAAGTTCGTTTTCCGATTGTTCCATCTCTGCGGGTAAAGCGACAACATTATCCTGCTGCAGTTCTTGGGGGTACATCCTTACAATTCGTAACAAGTCTGCCATATCTGGTCTAATTGACTCAGGCGGAACTTGTAGCAACCCAGCGAACTTGATAACAGCCTCTAGATTTAAAGGTGTCTGACCATTTAGATAATGGCTTACTGCCCCTTGTGTCGAAAAACCCAGAATTTCTGCCGCACGCTCTTGGGTTAACCCAAGTTGAGTTTTTTTCGTCGTCCAGATTTCTTTCAGTCTCTGGGCGGCTTGCAGGTCGATCTCTGACAGGGGTTTTCTTTTCATACCTTCAATTCTAATAAGATTATTAATCTCTTTGAAATAGCAGTGCTATTTACTTTTAAAAATAACAATGCTATTAATATTCATGGTCACATAACATGAGGTGAACAATGAATCTTGGAGAATATTTGCATCATTCCCGTATAACCCAGAAAGATTTTGCTGAAATTGTTGGGGTAACCCAAGGGATGGTAAGCCATGTTATTACTGGACGGGCGAAACTTACGGGGGGGAAAGTTTTACGCTGGTGTGAAGCAACAGGGTGGGTAGTGACCCCGCACGAGATTGATAGCAGTACTTACCCCAACCCAACCGATGGCATACCTGTTGACTATCAGGCTAACACACAACCCGCGCTGGGAGTTGATTCATGAAAATCAAGCATGAACACATCCGCATGGCGATGAATGTCTGGGCGCATCCGGACGGCGAAAAAGTACCGGCTGCGAAAATTACCAAAGCGTATTTCGAGCTGGGAATGACGTTCCCGGAACTGTATGACGACAGCCATCCGGAAGCCCTGGCCCGTAATACCCAGAAAATTTTCCGTTGGCTGGATAAAGACACCCCTGATGCTGTTGAAAAAATGCAGGCTCTGTTACCGGCGATCGAAAAGGCGATGCCGCCTTTGCTGGTGGCCCGTATGCGCAGTCACAGCTCTGAATATTACCGTGAGATCGTCGAACGGAGGGATCGGCTGGGGAAAGATGTGGATGATTTTGTCGCAGCGGCGATCGCCTGGGGCACCCTGACTAACAGTGGTGGTCAGCCTGGTAATGCTGTTGTCGTGCATTGACCAACAATATTCATGCCGGATTTCTTCCGGATGTTCGAGGGTAAAGTTCGGTATCAGATGAGGTGAGTATGGCTAATGCCTGGCTCAGATTGTGGCATGACATGCCAAATGATCCCAAATGGCGAACCATTGCCAGGGTCTCAGGACAGCCAATCGCAACAGTGATGGCGGTGTATATCCACCTTCTGGTGAGTGCGTCACGAAATGTCACGACATGTCACGGCGTGTCACTACGTGGTCACATTGATGTCACGACGGAAGATTTAGCAAGTGCGCTTGATGTGACGGAAGACGTAATTGATTCAATTTTGCATGCAATGCAGGGGCGGGTTCTGGATGGTGACCTTATTTCCGGATGGGAAAAACGTCAGGTGCTGAAAGAGGACAATGGTAACGTTTCGCAAACGGCAAAATCCCCGGCAGAGCGCAAGAGAGCGCAGCGGGAGCGCGAAAAGCTGCGGAAATATGATGCTGATTGTCACGATGAGTCACGACGTGTCACGCATCTGTCACGACAAGTCACGACAGATAAAGATACAGATACAGAATTAAACCCCACACATAACGCGCGCATGCGCGAGAGTGCTCCAACCGGTGAGTCGCATGGTGCGCCGTTGCAGACAGCCGAACCTGAATACCTGGACGGCCTGAGCGAACCGATCGGGAAATTTTCGATGACTACTGTCTGGCAGCCGTCGTCGGATTTTCGACAACGGGCAGCAGTGTGGGGTATGGCTCTGCCTGAGCCGGAATTTACACCTGCTGAGCTTGCCGCATTCCGGGATTACTGGATGGCGGAGGGGAAGGTTTTCACGCAGGTTCAGTGGGAGCAGAAATTTGCCCGCCACGTGCAGCACGTCAGGGCACAGGTAAAACCAGTCAGCAAGGGGGTAAGCCATGCAGCATCAGGTGGCACGGCATCACGGGCAGTTCAGGAAATCCGGGCAGCACACGAACAGTGGGAACGTGACAACGGATTTATCAGCAACGGAAACGGCCTGGAAGCTGTGGGAGCTTATGGGGGAGGTGTATTCGAACCGCTGGACACAGAAGAACGGGGCCGCACCTTCGAAGCTCTGGATTGCCCAGATTGGCACGATGACTGAACAGCAAATCCGGCTGGTCTGCCGTCAGTGCATGGACCGCTGCCGGGCGGGTGAAACGTGGCCCCCGGACCTGGCTGAGTTTGTTGCGCTGATTTCGGAGAGTGGGGCAAATCCATTTGGTCTTACGGTGGATGCAGTGATGGAAGAGTACCGGCGCTGGCGCAATGAATCCTGGCGATACGACGGGAGTGATAAATACCCGTGGCCACAGCCTGTGCTGTACCACATCTGCCTCGAAATGCGTACCAGAGGGATTGAGCGCCAGATGACGCAGGGTGAGTTAAAACGACTTGCGGAACGGCAACTGACGAAATGGGCAAAGCATGTTGGTAACGGGATGAGTGTTCCGCCAGTGCGACGACAACTGGAAGGGGCGAAACACCCGCAAGGGCCAACGCCAATTGAACGGCTGAAACAGGAATACGAACGCCGGAAGGCAGCTGGTTTTATTTGAATCTGAGAAACGATTTTGTCGGAGGAAATATTAATGGAAACCGTATTTGACGCACTGAAAGCACTGAAAAGAGCCTCTTCACAGGTAGTGGCGGCCCGCCTTGGAATCAGCCGTGAAGATGCGGTCAACGAACTGTGGAAACTGAAGCGCCGCGGTGAAGCGGATAACAAGGGTTCGATGTGGCGGCTGATTCAGGCTGGTGAAAGTGAACCGATGTCACCGGTACCGAAAGTGACAGCGCAAATGCTGACTGAGGCGATTGAACAACATGGCCCACAAACGGCGGATGAGCTGGCACTGATGTTCGGGATTACCTCCCGCCGGGCGAATTCATCGCTGGCCATGGCAATCAGCAAAGGGCGTCTGATTCGCGTGAATCAGGGCGGTAAATTTCGTTACTGCATACCGGGCGCTGATTTACCGGCAGAGCCGGAAGCTGCATCCGTAGCGGAAACCGATGGTAAAGCCTTTCCTCAGCCAGCAGGTGTTGCGTTACCTGTCCGGGAAGCAGAAACACAGGAAGAAATAAAAACGGAAAGTGTGGCGGTCACAGTGCAGTCACAGCCGTCGTTCACCAGAAAACATCCGGATGGTCTGATTTTACCATCGCTGCATGTGGCTAACCGCGAGCTGCGCCGGGCAAAAGGTCAGGTTCAGAAGTGGGAGCGAGTCTGCGCCGCGCTGCGGGAGCTGAACAAGCACCGGGATATTGTTCGACAGATTGTCGATTCATCCGGTCGTATTGTGTCGGAAAAGTGATTGCCGGAGGCGCTTATGGCAAAAGTATTTACACCAGAAGAGCGGGAAGAAGTGAAGGCGCGCATTGTGGAATTCGTGCGCCTGAGCGGACGAGAAACTTTTCGACAACTGGCAGATAAAACGGGTGTCAGTAAGACCGCTATTCGTCGTTTATCTGGTGCGCTTGCGGCCAGTGGTGATGTCTGGCTCTCTGGTTGCGGGGTATTTCCATCAGAGCAGGCGTATCGCGTATGGCGTAAGACACCGGAGAAGGCTGCTGACCCGACACTGATTCGAAAGTTACCTGACGGAGAAATACGTCGTTACAACAGACGGCAGAACATAATTTGTCGTGAGAGCAGGAGGAGCGAAGTTATGCAGCGTGTGCTGGCGTTCTATCGGGGAAACTTTCAGGAGGTGATGGAGTGAGGGTGAGAGTTTATATTGCCGGTCCAATGACGGGATATGAAAATTTCAACCGCGAGGCGTTTCACAGGGCGGAAGATGCGCTGGCTCGTAAAGCAGTTCAGGCATTTTGCGATGTTGTTGGCGACAGCACCGAGGTTATCTGCGAGGAGATTGGGCGAGATGGCGTTCTGGTTATTTTGGAGGCAATGAAGGCAACAGGAAATATGCCAGCCACCGATGCTTTCCTGTCTGAAGTGCGGGCGCAGGGGGTAGAGATGATGCGCGAACATCCATCAATCAAACTTTGTTCTTTGACGCACATATGTGATGAGTTAGCCGCCCAGCTTCGCAAAGGAGGCAACCAGTGAGCGGAAAAAGAATGACTAACAGAGAGCTTGTCGATGCCGCGATTAAGCTTGCTGGTGATTTTTATTCAATGATGGGGTACACGCATCGCCCAGGCTTCAAATATTGGGAGTCTCCTCACCCGCAAGAGCAACTGGTATTTCAAATGGCCTGCCGTGCTTTTGAGGTTATTCGCGGTTCTGATGTGATGGACGCCGTTGCCGACTTGGAGGATGAAGAGTGAGCGAGATTAACTATCAGGCACTGCGTGAAAAGGCAGAGAAAGCAACTAAAGGAAGCTACATCGTAGGGCATACATCTGTTAACCAGCACGGCAATTTAACAGGAGTTTTTGTTTGTCAAAAATGGAAAGGAGAACCCGGTGGCGTGATTGCCGAATGTCATGTTAACTGCCTGATTGAATCAGATGCTCAGGCTTATGCAAACGCTGAATTTATAGCAGATGCTAACCCAGCTACCGTACTGGCGCTACTGGATGAACGGGAAAGAAACCAGCAATACATCAAACGCCGCGACCAGGAGAACGAGGATATTGCGCTTACGGTTGGGAAGCTGAGAGTTGAGCTTGAGGAGACAAAATCAAAACTCAACGAGCAGCGTGAGTATTACGAAGGTGTTATCTCGGATGGGAGTAAGCGCATAGCAGAACTGGAGGAGCGGGAAATAAAACCAGCCAAAGGCGAAGTTCTTGTCGTTGTATCTGGTTTTACTGGTTGCGGGAAAAGCGCCATTGCCGGGGAAATAGAAATCGCGATGAAGGCTATTGGTGTACCGGTTCAGTGGACTAATGGCGATGCGGAAAAGCGCATGACAGGAGCTGACTGGCTGACAGCGATTGAGATGTACAAACCAACAGTGCGCATCGTGGAAGTTAATGTGCCACACGCCGCGGGCATTCGCATCAAAGGAGAGTGATATGGCGTTAACACACCACGAACTCTGTCAGATTGCGTACAAGTTCCTTAAGCGCAACGGGTTCAAGGTTTGCTTTCATGACCGCTTTGTTGCTGTAACCAGTACCGGAGAACAGCCAGATGCTATGGGATTCAGAAATTCAGCATCATGCCTGATAGAGGCGAAGTGTTCTCGTGCTGACTTGTTGGCAGATAGAAAAAAGCGTTTCCGTAAAAATCCCTCACTTGGCATGGGCGACTGGCGATTCTTTATTAGTGAGCCGGGAATTATTTCAGTTGAGGATTTACCACCTGGCTGGGGATTACTTCACGTTGTTAACGGAAGAGTACGGAAAGTACATGGGTGGCCCAGGGGTAATTGCTGTTGGGGTAATCCTGACGATAAGCCATTTACTGGAAATAAGCAGGTTGAATGCGATTACATGTTATCTGCATTAAGGCGCATGGAGTTGAGAGGGCACCTTAATGAAATATATGACGGTGTAATTGTTAATAAGAAAGAAGGAAACGCGGCATGACCACTATTACCAAAGATTGACTGCTGACAATCCAGCATTGGCGCGAAACATACGGACCGGGTAGCAACGTTGTGCTTCCAGCAGAAGAAGCGGAAGAGCTGGCACGGATTGCGCTGGCATCACTGGCAGCAGTATCGGATGAACGAGCAGCCTATGAATTATTTATGGAGAAGCGTTTCGGAGAATCTGTAGATCGCCGCAGAGCAAAAAATGGCGATAGAGAATACATGGCATGGGATATGGCGCTTGGCTGGATTATCTGGTGTCACCGCGCCGCCATGCTTTAGGCTGGAAACTTTGGGAAAATAAGGGTTCGTCAACCAATAATTTTCGGGAAATCTCGGAAACGTCAACCAATAATTTTCGGGAAATCTCGGAAACGTCAACCAACTATCCGGTAACTCCGGATGGTTGGATAAGCTGTAGTGAGCGAATGCCGGATGATGGTCAGCACGTAATTATTTTATGTGATGGCGCATTCGTTCTTTATGCGCAATATCGAGACGGTGAGTTTTTTGATGTAGTCCGTAATGGTGATGAATTTTTCGAAACACAGAGCCGCAATGTAACCGACTGGATGCCGTTACCAGAACCGCCGCAGGAGGTGCGCCAATGATCTGGCCTGAAGCATTTGCAATTACAGGCGTTGCTATGGCTATCGCTTTTTTAGTATATGTTATTTGTCGGTGTGGGTAAAAGCGTTCGCCGGGATTAACACCAAAGGAGGGAATGTGTCGGATGATATCTCACTGGCAATGGAAGGTGCGCTGGCTGTTATTGCTGTTGTGGGTGTTTACTGCCTGGTTGTGTTTTTGATGGATCGACTAGGGAACTGAATTCATTACGATATGGGAATTCCCATATCGGGTAAAAACGGTTTGCGGTAAAGCGAGAGTTAAGTAGAATTGCTGCGGGTGCTTGAGGCTGTCTGCCTCGGGCATGCCACCGTAAGGCAGACAGAGAAAAGCCCCAGTTAACATTATGCGTCTTGCAGGACGCTTAACATTAATCTGAGGCCAATTTCATGCTAGTCACATGTAGGTTAGCCTCTTACACGCCGAAAGGCAAGGAGAAGCAGGCTATGAAGCAGCAAAAGGCGATGTTAGTCGCCCTGATCGTCATCTGTATTACCGTCATTGTGACGGCACTGGTAACGAGGAAAGACCTCTGCGAGGTACGAATCCGAACCGGCCAGACGGAGGTCACTGTCTTCACAGCTTACGAACCTGAGGAGTAAGAGACCAGGCGGGGGAGAAATCCCTCGCCACCTCTGATGAGTCAGGCATCCTCAACGCACCCGCACTTAACCCGCTTCGGCGGGGTTTGTTTTTTCCTGGCATTCTGGTTTACAATTCGCACGCCAGCCTGAACAACTGGCACCTGCTGCGCCAGCAGAGACAACCGATGGCGCACGATACCAAATTATACAATTCTGATAATTCAGCCGTCTTTGCCAGCAGGCACGGGCGGCGTTCTCATGCATTCAAATCTGACTGGTTCCAGCACGCCCCATGCACTGAAGAACAGGCCGAATGGCTGATTCAGAACTACCGCAGACGTGGGTATGAGTTTAGGAAAACCCTCAGCCTCGATTATCGTCACTGGATAATCTCCGTCAGGCTTCCTTACTCTGAACGCCCACCGCGTCCGTCCCGCACATTCCAGCAACGCATCTGGAGGTAACGTGCGGGTATTACTTCGACCTGTTCTGGTACCGGAACTCGGGCTGGTGATCGTTAAGCCGGGCCGTGAATCCATGCCGGTATTCCACAATACCCGGGTACTGGTGGAGCCGGAACCGAAAAGCATGCGTAATCTGCCGTCCGGAGTCGTTCCTGCCGTTCGACAGCCGCTGGCAGAGGATAAAACATTACTGCCATTTTTCAGCAACGAACGGGTGATTCGTGCTGCGGGTGGCGCTGGTGCACTGTCTGACTGGTTATTACGTCACGTGAAATCCTGCCAGTGGCCACACGGTGATTATCATCACAGCGAAACCGTCATTCACCGTTACGGTACCGGCGCGATGGTGTTGTGCTGGCACTGTGACAACCAGCTGCGCGACCAGACATCAGAATCACTCGATCAACTTGCTCAGCAGAATCTGGCAGCCAGGATGATTGATGTCATACGTCACGCAATGAATGGCACACAGGAGCGGGAACTGTCGCTGGCAGAGTTATGCTGGTGGGCGGTTTGTCATCAGGTGGCTGATGCGCTTCCGGAGTCTGTATTGCGTCGTTCGCTGGGATTACCGGTGGAAAAAATCCGCTCCGTATACCGTGAGAGTGACATCGTACCGGGAGAACAGACAGCCATCAGCATACTGAAGCAGCGCACAAAAAATATTGCGCTGCCACTTCACGTCCACCAGCAACAGCCCCCACCCCAGGAAAAGACGTTAGTAAGCATTGCCGTTGATCCGGAATCTCCGGCTCAGTACCTCCAGCGCCAGAAACCACAACGGGAAGAGATGCCTGTATACACGCGCTGGGTAAAAACGCAGAAATGCATGACGTGTGGCAATCAGGCAGATGATCCGCATCACATCATTGGTCATGGACTGGGAGGTATGGGAACAAAGGCTGACGATTTGTTTGTTATTCCGTTGTGCCGTAAATGCCATAACGAACTACACGCCGGAGTAAAAGATTTTGAAGAGAAACACGGCAGTCAGCTGTTGTTGCTGATTCGTTTTTTAATGCACGCGAGAAATTCGGGTGTTCTGAAGTGGAAAGCATAAATGACCGAACGCATAGAATTTGTTTTGCCTTACCCGCCGACGGTGAACACTTACTGGCGACGCCGTGGCAGCACATATTTTGTATCAAAAGCCGGGGAGCGTTATCGCCGGGCAGTGGCGCTTATTGTTCGCCAGCAGCGCTTGAAATTAAGCCTGTCCGGACGGTTGGCAATAAAAATTATTGCAGAACCACCGGATAAGCGCCGCCGTGACCTGGACAATATTCTGAAAGCACCGCTGGATGCGCTTACGCATGCGGGGTTGTTAATGGACGATGAGCAGTTTGATGAAATCAATATTGTACGTGGTCAGCTTGTTCTTGGTGGTCGGCTGGGTGTGAAGATTTACAAAATTGAGAGTGAGTGAGCGTAAATATGATATATCCGGAAATTACAGGCAAAAGCGGCGAACATTTACGCCTGAACACGCTGGAAGCAGTCTGGATCCAGGGGAAATTACGGATGTGGGGGCGGTGGTCGTATATCGGTGGGGGTAAATCCGGAAATATGTTTAACCGGTTACTGGTTTCGAAAAAGCTGACGAAAACAGCAGTTAATGAGGTTTTACGCAGAATGAAGAAATCCGGGCTGGAAAAACCGGAACTTGAGGCATTTTTTCGGGATATGACCAGAGGGAAGCAGAAGAGCTGGTTGTCACATTGTACAGACACAGAGGCGTTGATTATTGATCGCGTTATCAGTGAGGTGCTTGGGGAATATCCCGGACTAATCAATATTCTCCGGCAAAGGTACGAAGGACGGGGAATGAGCAAACTGAAAATGGCCGAAAGGTTAAATGCAGATCATCCTGAGTGGACGTTGGTTACGTGCAGACGCCGAATTGATCAGTGGTTGGGGATATCTGAATTTATGTTACATGCCCCCATGCGTATGGCTTTTGTTACAGAGAAAAAAATGTTGCAAACTGATCAATAAACTGCTTCAATCCGTATAAGCTTCGCAAGGCTGTATCGCGAGGCGAAATGCAAGTTTTTTTCGCACAAGGAAGCCACCGGAAGGTGGTTTTTTTGTGTCCGTAATATACAGCAGCGCAATAAATTCGCTGGTGGTTATTAATACCGTTCTTTCAGCTTGCTGGCTTTTTCGACAAGAGTTATTGGTGTGTCACGTTAACCGGAAAAGGGAAAAAGACATGCTGAAACAGCAGGATATGACCGAAACCGCCAGAGTGGTGTTTAATGAATTAAGCGTCACCGAACCGGCGACAGTCGGGGAGATTGCACAGAATACGTACCTTTCACGCGAACGCTGTCAGTTAATACTGACCCAGCTTGTTATGGCGGGGCTGGCAGACTATCAGTTCGGTTGTTACAGACGCCTTCAGTCCTGAAGGCTTTTTTATTTGTGGTAAATGGGCGGCTGGTGGGTGTTAGGGGCACTCACCAGCCATCTGCTCATGCGTCCGGATCACAAGCAAACCTCAGGCCCACTGCTTTGCGCAAAAGCAGAATGAGCCTATCAGAGACAGGCTTAATGATCCATGTTTAACACTGTAAAAATATCCAGTTGTGAGTTAATCAACGCCGACTGCCTGGAATTTATCCGGTCGTTACCCGAAAATTCTGTTGACCTGATAGTCACGGACCCGCCGTACTTTAAAGTGAAGCCTGAGGGCTGGGATAACCAGTGGAAGGGCGACGATGATTACCTGAAATGGCTGGACCAGTGTCTTGCGCAGTTCTGGCGGGGGCTGAAACCTGCCGGAAGTCTTTACCTGTTCTGTGGCCATCGCCTGGCATCTGATATCGAAATCATGATGCGTGAACGCTTCAGTGTGCTGAACCATATTATCTGGGCGAAGCCGTCCGGACGCTGGAACGGGTGCAACAAGGAAAGCCTGAGGGCGTATTTCCCCGCCACAGAGCGCATTCTGTTCGCGGAACATTATCAGGGGCCGTATCGCCCGAAAGATGCCGGGTATGAGGCGAAGGGCAGGGCACTGAAACAGCATGTGATGGCCCCGCTGATTTCTTACTTTCGTGATGCGCGTGCTGCCCTGGGGATAACGGCAAAACAGATTGCTGATGCCACAGGAAAGAAAAACATGGTGTCGCACTGGTTCAGTGCCAGTCAGTGGCAGCTGCCGAACGAAAGTGATTATCTGAAATTACAGGCGCTGTTTGCCCGGGTGGCAGAAGAGAAGCATCAGCGGGGTGAACTGGAAAAGCCCCACCACCAGCTGCTGGAGACGTATACTTCACTGAACCGGCAGTATGCGGAACTGCAGAGTGAATATAAGCTTCTGCGGCGGTATTTTGGCGTGACGGCGCAGGTGCCGTACACGGATGTGTGGACGCATAAACCGGTGCAGTACTATCCCGGGAAACATCCGTGCGAAAAACCGGCAGAAATGCTGCAGCAGATAATCAGTGCGAGCAGTCGTCCGGGTGACCTGGTTGCAGATTTCTTCATGGGGTCGGGTTCGACAGTCAAAGCCGCGATGGCGCTGGGGCGTCGTGCAACTGGCGTTGAGCTGGAGACTGAACGTTTTGAGCAGACGGTCAGGGAAGTACAGGATTTAGTCAGTCAGAATGGATGATATTGCAGGATTAGTTACGTACCGTTATTATCCTGCGCCCGGCCCTTTAGCTCAGTGGTGAGAGCGAGCGACTCATAATCGCCAGGTCGCTGGTTCAAATCCAGCAAGGGCCACCATATCACATACCGCCATTAGCTCATCGGGATAGAGCGCCAGCCTTCGGAGCTGGCTGCGCGGGGTTCGAGTCCTCGATGGCGGTCCATTATCAGCATCATGCGTTGTTAGCTCAGCCGGACAGAGCAATTGCCTTCTAAGCAACCGGTCACTGGTTCGAATCCAGTACAACGCGCCAGACTTATTTTTCCCGGCTCGCTTTTGCGGGCCTTTTTTGTCTCCGCGCCACGCCCGGCGCATATCAACCACAGAGCCTTTCGGGGGTGAGCTTACGGAGTGGTCAGTGTGACTTTCTCTGTGGGCAGATCGCTCCCGGGCGTTGGCTCACCCACCCAAAGGAACGTCACAATGCTTGGAATCTTCAAAAAGAAAACCCGCAGAGCGGCTGCGGAAATTAAAAAGTTTGAAAAACGCGATCTGGCACAGGCAGTGATTAACGCTGCATACCTGGTGGCTTATGCCGATGGTGAATGTGAGGCTTCCGAGAAAGCGAAGATCGAACAGGTATTACGTAACCAGCCCACCTTGTCCGCGTTTACGTCAGAAATTAATGCGATTAGCGCAACCATTATCGGTCAGCTGGATACGAACTTTAAAATTGGTCGTCGAGCGGCGTTACGTGAGATCGAGGATGTGAAACACGATACGCGTGAAGCGGAAGACGTGCTGGATGTGGCGGTGGCCATTGCCGAAGCAGACGGCGAAATAGAGCCGGAAGAGCGCAAGGTGCTGGAAGAGATTGCCGGTGTTCTGGGCCTTCGTCTGGAGAATCATCTGTGACGGTAAAAATGCGTCTGGCTGTGGTTGCGCTCCTGCTGTTTCTGGTGGTGATGGTGGACTTCAGCAGCCGGATAATGTCAGTGCTGGCTGACGGTGTGCTGGTGGCGGGTGTGGTGGTTGTTGCTTCCCCGTTGCTGAAAAAGAAAGCATCAGGCGATTAGCAGGGTATCAGTTACCCGTTGAAATTTTTAAATACCTCACAATTCAGGCGGTTGACTGTTGTCTGGTTTACGGGGAGTTTGTTAAAAGAAACTGGCATGGTGAATCCCCCTGTGCGGAGGGGCAATCAGCAACTGGTGTTTTGTCACCGACCCTTATCCTTTCTGTGCGGGTTCAGGTGCTGATACTGAACTCACCGGGAGGCACCCGGCACCATGCAATGGCACATAGCGCCACTCTCCAGCCCCTCTCCGGAGGGGCTTTCTTATGGACAAAAAAAGCCCGCGCTGGGAGACGCGGGCGGCAAGGAATAAACAACAAAACGTGAAGTAATATTTCAGCTGGCGAATAATATCCGACAGTAATCACTCTGCGCAATAGCGCGGCCTTTTTCGTATTGCGGGCTGTAGTCTTCCTCCTGCCATTGTCCTGTAACTTCCGGACTTCAG